GAAAAGGGAGCAACCGGTCCACAAGGTCTGCAAGGTCCTCAGGGCGTTAAGGGTGAAAAGGGAGCAACCGGTCCACAAGGTCCTCAGGGCGTTCAGGGTGTTCAGGGTGTTCAAGGTCCAAAGGGGGATGGTCTTGATGTTAAAGATACCAGAAACACCAACCAATCTCCAATCTGGTATATACAGAATTATCCGATGACAACAGTGAATGAGCTAAAATTGGCTAGTTCACTTGGTCTATCTGGTGAAAGTTATTGTTTATTAACAACATATGTTCCATGGAAAGATAGTTCTGGAGGATATCCTAAACAGACGGCAAAGATAGAGAATCGTGAGTTGTGGCGAGTCGGCATTAATAATACGACATGGGGTAATTGGAACGATGCCTATTCCCTTGCAAGTTCTGCTGACATGGGAATAGCCAACTGGTGTTACAACAATGATCGTACCTATATCAACGGAGGACGATTATATGCCGGAACTGTTACAGCAACTCAGCTTGCAGCTGATTCAGTTACTGCTGACAAAATAGGAGCCGCTGCTGTAACCTCAGAGAAAATAGCTGCATTGTCTGTTACAGCCGCCAAGATTGATGTTGCCGATTTATTTGCGCAAAACATTACGGCAACAGGAACTATTAGCGGTTTGACATTAACGAGTGCAGACGTTGTTGCTAAAAGAATCATCGCTACAAAAGAAATCTCGTTGTCATGTAAAAACACTGCTGATGTCGAAAGGGTTCTTTATTACGATGGAACTTCTGTACGAGTTGGAAAATTACTCAATGCTGCCGGTGCACAAAGTGGGGCTGGATTCGAGTTCTTTGATAAAACAATCACTATGTATGGTAGTCTGAATCTATACAGCGGCGACATTACAACTACTGGCAAAGTTCAGGGAAAAACAATAACTGCGACTGTAGACATGAATACTAATACCATATATGCATCTAATTGGTTTAGATCGCGCGGTACTACAGGATGGTATAGCGAGGATTATGGTGGTGGCTGGTATATGACGGATGCCAATTGGATTCGGGCATTTAACGGAAAAGGTATAACAACCAATGGTAACATGTCCATTGGCGGTTATATTCAGAGTAATAACATAATAAATACAACCTTCGAATATCAGTCCAATAGAGGATCAGTAGATTGGCGCTTTGGTGCGGCAACGGGTACAGGCAATGAAAACTTCTTTGGCTTTTTTGACGCCAACAATAGTATAACCCCACTGGCAATTGACGGAAATTTCGGAAACATTTACGTTGGGTTCAATGTTGGAGGTTCAAGTTCGAAGACTGCTGTAGGGATTTATCTTGGCGCTCAAGTGGCTGGAAATAGAGCTTTTATTTACCACGGAGATTCGTACGCTGGATCAATATGGATTCAAACCAGACTTGATGGATCGTGGAAATGGTTTAGTCTCGGAAGGGTATGTAGCACAGCTCTTTCCGACATTCGACTAAAAGGTAACATAAGAGACACTGAAGTAGAAAATGCCACCAAAGTTATAGAATCAATGAAAATTCATTCTTTCGAGCGAAAAGATTCTCATAAGAAATACAAGATTGGCTTTATAGCAGACGAACTCGAACAGCTTGATCCTAACCTTGTCGATGGTGGCGGAGAAGTTGATGGACACCCATATTATAAATCTGTCAACAACTTGCAGATGCTCGCATATGTTGTGAAGTCAATGCAAGAACTCAATCAAAGAGTAAGTGAATTAGAAAAAGAAAACGAAAAACTCAAAAGAAAACTTAACTTAAACTAGGAGGATTAACATTATGGCATTAACAACATCAAGAAGTATTAGTTTATCAGGTCAGTCTATAATAAATGGAATAACAGTAGAAACATACAATGCGTCTGTAAGTGAAACAAATCCAGAGAGCATGTATATCAACCAGTCTACTGTAAACCATGAGATGCGCAAGGCGAATCGAGCCCAGTGTCGCAAAGACAGAGACGAATTTGAGGAACTTGCTTACAGTATCCAGGATGAAATAATTTCTAAAGTGGCAACAGCAAAGGAGGACTAAAACATGGATATTTCAACTTTAACTTCATTATTAACCGATCATTTTGTAGTGGTGATCTTTGCGGCTTCATTAATCGTGGGATATATTATCAAGAACACAACCATTTTCAAAAAAGTGCCAAATGATGATATTCCAGCCATTCTTGCTGTATTCGGAGGCATTCTTAACGCAGTAGTATCAGGACCGTCTGTGGAAACGGTTGTGTGGGGAGCTTTTATGGGATTGGCGTCTACAGGTGCGCATCAGGCGTTCAAGGCATTTGTGGAAGGTAAGAGAAGCACAGATACAATTGAGGGGGACAAATAATGCCGGAAGCAGGTTTTCTAATCACATCAGAGCAGATCATCTACCTCTGCGGATTTGTCGCGGCTGTTTGGGGAGTCTACAAAATTATCAAAGAACTTCGTAAGCCATCTGATGATTTGAGAGATAAGGTGGAAAAACACGAACGGTTCCTGGATAACGATAATAAGCGTATACATAAAATCGAGGAATCAAACCAGTTGATTCTCAGATGTATGCTAGATCTCATCAATCATGCGATAACCGGTAACGGAATCGAGAAAATGAAAGAGACAAGAGATGTTCTGCAAGATTTTCTGATTAATAATTGATAAGTAATGAAGAAAGAGGCTGCGTATATTTTACATGGCCTCTTTCTTTTCGCGAAAAGCACATGCTCCTTTATGAGAAAAACATACCTATTGAAGGAGGATTAGATTATGAATAAAAAGAATGAAAAAATTATAAAAGAATTAGTGTGGTTGGAAGCTGTCATAATGACGTATATAGTTACGTTCGTGTTGGTGATGCTTGGGTCAGCCTATGCTGGTGTAATGTTCTTTATGGTTGCATTCTTGGTATTTGGTTTCTGTTTCAGTGTGTGTGAAGAGAAAGATGAGGGTCAGCAATGACTCTCACTTTTTCTTTTAATTTTCCGTACGCAGGCGACGGTCTCCGTTGGTACTATCAAAACTAGAATGGAGGTAGTCAAAATGGAAAATAAAGAAGAAAAGAAGTTACTTACTGTGAAAGACTTGTGTGCATATTTGAGTATAGGAGAAACCAAAGCGAGAGAGTTGTTGCATAATCCTGATAATGGTTTTACTGTTCGAATAGGAAACCGATTATATGCTCACAGGGATAAAGTCGATGCTTGGTTATTGCGAAATATCTTTTAAAATGGTATATTTGGGGTAAGTTCAATTTGGATTTTCCCCATTACGGAAAGGAGTACATATGGGAAAATCACTAAAAGGAAAAGAACTGGGTATCGGTATCACTCAAAGACAAGACGGCTTATATCAAGCTAGATTCACAAATCGCTTTGGAAAAAGGGAAACTTTATATGATAAGAACCTAAACAATCTCAGAACCCAAATGCGAAAAGCCCAGACTGCTGATGACAATGGAGTAAATCTGGTAAAAAGTAACATGACATTAGACGAATGGTATAAGGTTTGGATAACCACATGTAAAGGAAATTGTAGAAATACAACATTAAGCGCCTACGATATAGCGTATAAATCTATAAAAGAGAGAATCGGTCGTGAAAAAATACAGAAGCTAAACCCTGTGATATTGCAATCGGAGTTGAATAAACTGAAAAGCAATCACCAGAGAGTCAGGGTCAAAGTAGTTTTGAATGGTTTATTTATGGAAGCGAAAAGAAATGGTTTGGTACCGCGGAATTTTGCAAAAGATCTTATAACTAAAATTGATAAAGAGACACCAAAAGAGCGACGAGTTCTTGGAATTGAAGAAACTAAATTATTCCTTACATACGCTAAAGGCCATAGATACTATAATTTATTCGTTGTAGCTCTTGAAACTGGAATGCGCATCGGGGAACTAAAAGGGCTGTACTGGAGTGATATAGATTTCGAAAAACGAGCACTGTACGTAAGAAGAACGATGTGTCATATACATGGAGAAAATGGCTACTATTTCGAAGCTCATGATCCGAAAACATTTAATGGAAAACGATTAATTCCACTTACAAATGTATGTATTGATGCGCTTATACGTCAAAAGCTATTAAACGAAACTAGAATTAAAAAACGCAAATGTTGGGATTTCAAAGACCTGGTATTCCCTACAAGCAGTGGCAAACCTTTTCAGGAGGTGTCAGCAATTGACGCAATAAACGAGATACTAAATAAAATGGAAGCTGATGGAATTTGTATAAAAAAATTCACTCCACATGCATTTAGACATACTTTCGCAACAAGAGCTATAGAAAATGGGATGAATCCTAAAACACTTCAAAAAATATTAGGTCACAGCTCATTACAGATGACAATGGATTTATACTGTCATGTTTCAGATGAGACTTTATTTGATGAGATGAAAAAGATGGAAAATCAAAATGGTGTAAAAGTGGTGTAGTAAAAAGACCTATAGTCTGAAAACCCTTGATTTTACTGGCTTTTTGGAACTAATCTTTAAGAAAAAGTTAAGAATATACATTGCAGTTTAAAAATTCCTAAAAATCCAGTATTTATGCGGGTTTGCGGGCTTTTATGCCTATCGTAAAGTATCGCAAAATATCGTATTTTGGTGTAAAAATGGTGTAGTAAATGGTGTAGTAAAAAGGAAAATCGAATTGAACTTATAAGAGCATTAGTGGAAAAATCTACCGGTGCTCTTTTTATGTATATGTGCTCCTTTGGCGGTAAATGATATGGTTATAGTACGGATTATATGAAAGGTTGGCGAACACCATAGACAAATACTGCCCTAACTGTAAAGAAAAATTGAAGCGATACGATACTGTGAAACGAATCGTAAGAGGTAAGAATCATTCAAAGAAGCTTGTTGCTATAGAGCGCTATAAATGTCCTAAGTGCAAGACTATTCATCGAGATCTCTCAGAATATGTATATCCTTTCAAGCATTATGAAGCAGATATCATAGATGGAGTAGTGGAAGGACTTATCGGTCCAGATACTTTAGGCTATGAAGATTTCCCTTGCGAGGAAACAATGAAACGTTGGAAGAAGCAGTGCATTAAACCGAGATTGTAATGGTAAATTTTTCCACTGACTTTGTTTTAACAATTTCGACCTTTTAACCTAGAATTAGTGTTGAAAGGAGGCGATGTTCTAATGGGAAATATTATAAGAGCAGAGGTATCGGAGAAGAATCCATACTGGATCGAGAAACATCGACATTACGAATTGAAACATTTTTGTCTGCAATACCCAATCTGGAAGAAGGCGTATTCTTCTCTGAATGGGATGTTAAGTAGACGTGAGGCATTGAACGCATTTGGGAAGGCGCGTCATGTATCAAACCCTACTGAGCGAATTGCTATACTCAAGCATTATTATTCTATCCGTATGGAGATGATTGAGAAAGTAGCAAAAGAAACTGATCCGGAGCTGGCAGAGTACATATTAAAAGGCGTTACAGAAGGATGGAGCTATGATATTTTGAAAGCTAGAATGAATATCCCTTGCTGCAAAGACGTGTACTATACAGCCTACCGGAGGTTCTTCTGGCTGCTGAACAAAGCGCGGGAATAATTCGTGAAAATCGCATTTGCTATTGTGAGAAAAGATAAAGGAGGCATATACATATGCGACAAACAATTTCGGTACCAAAAGATACAAAATTTGTAGAGTTCCAGTTGGATCTCAATGGTGACGACAAGAACGATGTTATAATCGAGTTACAATTTATTGAACGCACTCATTTGGGACGTTGGGGATTTGTAGTGATTTTACCTAATGGAAAAATTACGGGTAAATTGAATGCAAAACCTAACGAGCCATGGACTATCGTAGAAATTGAGCTCGAAAGTAAAAAGATTGACATTGACGTTATTAGAGAACCCGAGGATGACTCCATGATGATTATTACACATTGGTAAAAGAAAAAAGGGGCTGCATATTACAGCTCCTTTATCTTTTTTTGCCTGGACTTATTTAACGAGCGCCGCTAAGTTATTTAATTGCATATCTATGTGTTGTTTGCGTTCTTTGACTGCAGCTTCGTAGGTGTAATCGCCGTACATCGTTTTTACCTGCTCTGGTGTCCACTCGTCTCCGAGATCTTCCATAGTTTCAATAAACATCTGAATTTCTGTTTCTGTCATTTTATTATATCCTTTCTTTTCTAGTTTAATCGTCAAATCTGCTACAAGCTGTCATACAGTCAGGATATGCTGGACAACCGCAAGCAACACATCCACCAGGAATTTCGTCGTCTGATGGTTCGCGAGAATCGCTTTCGTATTCATATTCCGAGCAGTCTACAGTGTAACCGCATTCCGGGCAGACAAATTTTAAAAGCCCACCTTCTTCTATCTGATCCATTTCCACTTCGCATTCTGGACAGATACCACCACCGTAATCATGAATTGCATTGATTTCTTCAGTTGTCATAACAAAACCCTCCTTTTTGTAGTACGGCTATTCTAGCATATATGAAAATTTTTTGCCAGTAAAATTATTCGCGATTTTATCTTTCTCTTTTATAGGGAATAGATAAAATTTTAAGGAGGATTTTTTAAATGGATTCTGTAAATTTTAACGCAATGGTGGCAACAGCAAACGAAAAATACACAAAGCTTGTTGATTCCATGTATAAAGCTAAAACAGAGGATGATTTGAATAGAAATCTGAATATGATTCATAGCATATACAAGGATGAAATGGATTTGATCGCAAAGTTGCATGACATTACCGTGGAAAATAAATCAGAAGAACGGAAAGTTGAATTAAAGTTATTCGATTTCATGGTGAAGCGCTGAGGAAACTTGGCGTTTTACTTTTTTCTAGGATAAAAACCGTACTGAGGCAACAATATTACGGTTTATATTTATATCATGTAAA